GAATTTCAGCAGGCCGCGACACAGCAAGCTTCCGGCACGCCGCTGGAGAAGCTGAACAGCTACGGCATTTCCAGCGCGCAGTTATCCCTTTGCCGCGCGCTCAAGATTTACAGCATCGAGGCGCTGCACGCGCTGGATGGCAACAACGCCAAGGCGCTTGGCATGAACCAGAACGCACTGCGCGAGATGGCTGAGAAGTTCATGTCAGACCGCGCGGCTGGCAATTCGCAGTCAAAAGAGATTGCGGAGTTGCGTGCGCAGATTGAGGCGCTGACAAACCCCATTCCTGTTGATGCAAAGGCTGATGCCGATGTGCTGCCGGATGGATATGAAGCCCTGACCGACGCGGAGCTGAAAGACGCCATTGCCGATAAGGTAGGCGCTCGCCCAAAGGGCAACCCTAGCCGTGATACACTGATCGGCATGATGAAAGAGGCTGACGCAGCATGACAGTCCTGTCCGCCATTCAATCCGCAGTTTTGCGCATGTCTTTCGAACCGATCGACGCGGTGTTTGCATCGACTGAGCGCATTGCTTTGGACCTGGCGGACTTGGCGAACGAGGTGGCCGCTGACATCGTGGATAGCCACGACTGGCGGTCACTGACCAAGATTGAAACGCTGACCAGCACGGGGGCGATTAACTATGCGCTGCCCGATGACTTCCAGCGGATGCCGATTGATGCGGAGATCGAGGATAGCACAAGCTGGTTTTGGGGCTATGAGCCATTCACGTCTGTGAACCAGTGGCTTCAATTCCGGTCTGGCACTTATGCGATTATCTCGCCGGGTGGCTGGATTGCCCTCGGCGGGGAGTTGCAGTTTTACCCTGCACCGATTGGCGAGGCGGAATACCCTTATATCTCGAACGCATGGGCCGCTGACGCTGGCGGCGCTCGTAAGGCGGCATTTACCGATGATGGGGATACGTTCGTGCTGGATGAGCGCCTGCTGACGCTGGGGCTGATCTGGCGCTATCAGGCGCAGAAGGGCTATGAATACAGCGAGAGCCTTGCAACCTATGAGATGGCACTATCCAAGGCTCAGGCGCGCGACCGTGGCGGGCGTATTTATCGCAGCGGGTCAAGTCGATTCCGTACCGCGCAGATTGGCTATACAGGGTCGGCCTTCCGGTGAGAACCCCAACTCAAAAGCAGCGCCCCCGCAAGGCCATTGTGGACAGCTTCCCAAGCCCTACCGGCGGGCTGGTCAGCAACCGAAACCTAGCCATGTCTCGCGGTGCTGGTGATATGCCTGCCGCTGCGGTGATGAATGACGTATTCCCGACCGCCACAGGCGTTGTGGTACGCCGTGGGTCATCCCGCTGGGCAACGCTTGGGGTTGGTGCAGACACAAACGGCACTGGCCCTGTGCGGTCCATGTTCACCTATATCAGCGGCGATACTGAGGAAATGTTTGCAGCGACAGATGACGCGATTTACAACATCACCAGCGTGCCATCGGCCTATAATATCGCGCTGGTGGATGAATTTGACAACATCATATCGGACGAGTTTGACAACCCTATCCTGTCCATAGAGTCCACAGATGGGCTAGACGCTTTGACCGGGCAGACGGGCGGGGATTGGTCTGTGTTGCAGTACAGCAATGCCGATGGGGATGCGTTCCTGGTGGGCGTCAATGGCGCTGACCCTGCGTTTTTGTATGACGGCAGCACATTCGACACTACCACGATCACGTTTCCCGCGCTATCAACGCTGACCACTGCGGATCTGTCCTATGTGTGGATCTACAAGCAGCGGCTATGGTTTATTCAGAAAGACAGCCTTGACGCATGGTATCTGCCCGTTGACCAAGTAGGCGGCGAGCTGACGCGCTGGCCTATGGGCGGCATCTTTGTGATGGGCGGCACGCTGCAATGGGGTCAAGCGTGGTCGCTGGACAGCGGCGGTTCCGGCGGTCTGTCTGAGCAGTGCGTATTCACGACCACAGAAGGCGAGGTTGCCGCCTATCAAGGGCTATCGCCTGACGTGGATCAAGGCTGGACAAAGGCGGGCCTGTACCGCATCGGCAAGCCTCTAGGTAAAAAGGCGTTTATGCGCGCTGGCGGTGATCTGGTCATTGCCACGTCAGTCGGGTTTATCAGCTTAGCATCGGCGGCAAACAAGGACTACGCGGCGCTAGGGCAAAACGCGGTTAGCTATGCGATTGAAGATGATTGGGCGCAGGCCATTGCGGAGCGGGGCGATCAGGACTGGCGCGTAACTGTCTGGGCAGATGGCCAGATGGTGCTAATCAGCCCGCCACAGTTTGAGGGCGAAAACCCCGAAACCTTCGTCAGCAACGTCAACACAGGCCGATGGTGCAAGTTCCGTGGATGGGATATTACGGCCATGACTGTTTTCGATGGCAAGCTGTTCTTCGGGGCCAGCAACGGCACAGTGTTGCGCGGATGGGATACCGGCGCGGATGAGGGGTTGCCGTACACATGGCAATGCCTGCCTCTCTTTTCGGACTTCGAGCAGCCAGCCAGTCAAAAGACGCTCAAGACAGCCCGCGCAACAACCCGCTCGCCTGCTGGTCTAAAGGTTCAGGTTTCGGGCCATGTTAACTTCAAGGCAAAGTTCCCCGCAGCGCCAGCCATTCCCCTAGATACCGCAGGCGACTTGTGGGACGCGAGCGTGTGGAACCAAGCGACATGGGGCGGCAGGCAGTCACTTACAACAACCGGCGATTGGGTGTCAGTCGGCGGCGCGGGGTCTGATTTGTCCGTGGGCGTGCAGGGTTCAAGCGGCTTGCCCGTGCCTGTGGATATTGAGATTATTCGCCTTGATGTGACCTATGAGGTTGCTGGGGTTGGTAGTTGACTTTGCGCGCCCGTCTGGCGTAATGTCGGAGCGCGGGAGGTTGTAGCCTCGACCGCGCCCCCATCAGCGAAAAGGAACTTCGCCAATGTCAGAAAAAATAGCATATAATTCGTTAATATTGCAATCGTTCTTCCGTGAAGGCACGAGGTTTCTAAGGGAATTTCCTTGGGCTACCCCACACGTTCGTAACTGCTTGAGAAACGCTGGCATCTCAGACATGAGCGAACTGAAAAACAGGTTTCAAAATGACACATTAAAAACCGTCCCAAATTTAGGCCCAGTATCTATGATGCAGATTGCGGACGCTCTGGGTGTTCCTCTTGCCGATACTCCGAAGAAGCCTGCGAAAACCAAAAAATGGCAACCTATTGAGACAGCGCCGAAGGATGGGACATGGCTGTTGCTGTTAATGTCCGATAGCAGCGTTCCGGTAGTAGGATCATTCTGGGGTCGGTGGTATTATGCAGATGACTTTGAACTGGATAACGTAACTCACTGGATGCCCCTACCCGATCCACCAGCATGACCCCCTATTACGCCAGCTATACTCAACACCCAGAGCGCAATTATCAGATTGGCGACTTCGTGTCAAACGTGGTTTGGGGCAGGCCCGGTGTGATGGACAGCTATTGCAGCATGGGCGTCTATCACAAAGGCGCATTGGTGGCTGGCACGCTATTCCACAACTGCCAGCCGGAGTGCGGCGTGATCGAGTTGACCAGCGGCGCGACGGATAGGAGGTGGCTGACCCGCACGGTGATCCGGCACATCTTTCACATGGCGTTTGACCTGATCGGCGCGCAATTAGCGGTCATGCGGGTATCTGAGCACAATGCGGACATGGTGGCTATTGCGCAGCGGTTCGGGTTCTCTGGCGTACTGATACCGCGCCTGCGGGGCCGTGATGAATCGGAGTGGATATTTACGCTTGCTGATGACGACTGGCGCGCATCTAAGTGGGTTTGACACAAGCCTGAGTTTCGCGTATATTCGCCGCAATGTCTTGACGCTGTGGCTTGCCCTTCACGATGACCTCACAGATTGAGGCGTGAAATATGAGCAAGGCTCCAAAGGCTCCCGATCCGATGCAGACAGCCGCTGCGCAGTCTGGCATGAATCGCGATACTGCTATTACGCAGATGCAGCTAAACAATGGCACGCAAATCAATCCGTGGGGTTCGGTATCAACTGAGCAGACGGGCGAAAACAGCTTTGTTGACAGCCAAGGCAAGACGGTCAGCACGCCGAGTTTCACGCAAACCACAACCCTATCCCCGCAACAGCAGGCCATCTTTGACCAATCGCAAGGTGCGCAGCAAAACCTTGCCGCGACCGCGAATGAGCAATCCGGCTTCCTGAAGGACTACCTTGGCGACAGGTTCCAGTTCACCAATGACGACGCAAGCCAATGGGCCATGGATCTGGCAAGCCCGCGCATCTTGCAACAGCAGGGCCAGAACGAGGATATGCTGCGCACCACGCTGGCAAACAAGGGCATCCGCGAGGGTTCTGCTTCATGGGATGCGGAGATGGCGCGCCTGACCAATGCCAACACCGACCAGATGAACCAGCTTGCACTGACGGGCCGCTCGCAGGCGTTTGGCGAGGCACTCACCACGCGCAACCAGCCACTAAATGAGATTAGCGCGCTGCTGTCCGGTTCGCAGATCCAGAACCCCGGCACGCAATCCCCTGCAATGGCGCAGGCTGGCGTTGGAGGTGTGGACTATGCAGGGTTGGTGAAAGACAAGTACAACGCTGACGTGAACCGTGTGAACCAAAAGAACGCAGCACTTGGCGGGCTGTTCAGTAGCGCCCTTGGCACGAAGTGGTTTCAATGATGGCAATTCCTGAAATGCTCCAGACATTCATTTACGGCGACAAAGGCCAAAAGCTGACACCCGAACAGGTGGCGGAGCGGCGCGCGCGGAATGAAAAGCGCGGCGATGCTGTGGTGCCAGGTCTGGGCCATTGGGCGGCATCGCTCAACCAAGGTCTGACGGGCTTTATGGGCGGGCGTGATCGGCGCAACATCGACGCGGCAGAGGCTGACGGGATGGCACGCGGGCAATCTGTCATTGACGCACTTATGGGGCGCGCTGGCGGTTCTAGTGGTAGTTATGGAGGCGGCTCAACAGTTGGGACGCCATTTATGCCGCAAGAGGCCGCAATGGGTGCGCGCAATGAGGCTATGCGCAATAATGGCGGCCCAACAAACGATGCAGCTATTGCGATGAATGCGACTTCTGGCGCTCCGGTGGACTTCGGCGCGTTCGAAAGCCAGTACAATTTGCCCGCCGGATACCTTGCCCGCACTGCCCAGATTGAAAGCAACATGGGCCAGAACATGGACAACCCGAAC